AACATATAAATTCTATGTATTTTACTAGTCCAATGTCGTTTGATAAATTAATAAGACAAGCTAATGATATATTGTATAAGAATGATATGGAGCATTTAAGAATTATTAAGGCTTAATTAAAGCTCCTTTATCAAACTAGTTATGATTGAAACTGAATATATAACAGACTTCACTGTTTTTCCTGAACATATCAATTTTGTTGGTTCATTATTTGGTGGAGTACTATTAGGTAAAATGGATATTGCCGCTGCTACATTAGCAAGAAAATTACTATATAATACAAATGCTGATGGTGCTGTAACAGCATCAATGGATAAAGTGGATTTTTTACTACCTGGTAATGTAGGTGATTTAATTACTATTAAATCTGTTTTAAAATCATTAGGTAGATCTTCATTACTTATTCAATGTAAAGTATATAAAGAAGATATGAAAGGTAACACTGAAAAAATGTGTACCGCAATGTTTACTTTTGTGGCAATGAAAGAGGGCAAACCATATCCACACGGGTTAAGCTTTGCCCTCTTAAATTCTTAATTATTCTCCTGCTTGAGAATCATTGCTTCCACCACCTAATTTACCTGCAAATTTTTCTACAGTATTACCAAATAGAGCTGCTGCTGTTATAAATTTAACAGCTTCAACCAATTCAGCAGATGGTGCTACCTCTACAGGTGAGAAACTATTAGCAGTCATTGTTCCTGCTAAAAATACAAACCCCATAAATCCAATAACACGCTTAGATGATACTGAACCTTCGGGTGACGATAACATGTTTGTGAGAAATTTTTTCATAATGTTTTTGGGTTTGTCATAAATATCCATATTTATAATAAAATAAAAAAATGGATACTTTAGTAACAAACACTACTGCTCCTCACTTTGGAGTATTTGAACAATTAGCTAATTATGGTGTACTAGGAATTGCTGTACTAGCAATGGGTGCTTTAGCATGGTTTTTTATTAAAAGACAATTAGACGAAAACGATAGATTGCGTAAAAAACTAGAAGATAAAAAATAATGGTATTACTACAAGCACAATCATTCGGAGTATTTGAAACACTAACTCAATATGGAGCATTAGGCGTTATCACATTAGGTTTAGGAGCTGCACTTTGGTTTTTATTAAAAAGACAAATCGCAACTGAAGATGATTTAAAAGCAAAAGTAGATTCTTTACAAAAAGAATTAAATGACTACATTAGAGGAGACGCAGCTGCAATGAAAAATACTATTGATAATAACGCTAAATCACTTCAAGATTTAAAAGATTTTATAATGTATAATAAGAGTAAAAAATGAAAAAACAAAACTTACTATTATACGGAGTTCTAGCCGGAATATTAGGTTTAGGATCTATGGGAACATTTAAAGCTGGATCAGGTCATGTTGAAACAGTTAAAGAAAATACTACATTAGTTAAAACAAATACTTCTTTAAAACAAGAAAATCAAAAACTAGCTACAGAAAATACACAATTAAAGGTTACAGCTGATTCACTTACGGTAGAAGGAAATTCTTTAAAAGAAGCCGTATCTACATTAGAAAACAAAGTTGATAACTATGAAACAAAAATTAGCGAAGTTAGTAAAACTTCTAGGAATAATGATGATGATGCTTTTATTCGTGAATACAAAGTGTCTGTCCCAATCCCGGAAGTATCCGATAGTGCGAATTGAAAATAAAAAGGACACTGTAGTTGTGATGCTTGTAAAACAAGCTGATGCTATTAACTCTCGTTACAATGATATGAAAAATGAGATTGATAGTTTAAAAAAAGAAATCAAAACACTTAAAAATAAAAGTAATTGTGATTCTTTATTAAATGTCTTTCAAGACATGTCTGATGGTCCTACATTTATTTATAATTATAAAAATGATATTCATACTTTAGATTTAAGTTTATATAAAATACGTTTAACTACTAAAGGCACAGTTAAAATGAAACGAATGAATAGATGGGAAATAGGTAGATATTTTGAAATAATGAAAGGTAACGATAACAGTAATCTAATTGATTGGAAAAATGAATTTAGGGATTATGATTTACCATTACTTGATAAAAATAAACAATTAGTACCATGAAAAAAATTCTAGTCATATTATTTCTTATCATATCTCAGCTAGGTTATAGTCAACGAAATGGGAATGGAGGAAATGGAAACGGTAATGGAAATGGAAATGGTCATCCTGATGACGATGATGATTCATTACCAATAGTTTTAACTGAATTTAAAGCAAAAGCAAATACCAACTCAGTAAAAATAATATGGTCAACTGAAACAGAAACAGATAATGATTATTTTACTTTATTTCATTCTCCAGACGGTTATGAGTATTATTATTTAACAACAATAGATGGTGCTGGTACAACCCACATTCCAAAAAATTATTATTTTATAGATGAAAATCCATATAATGGAGTTAATTATTATGTTTTAACACAAACTGATTATAATGGGGAAAGAGAAATGTTTTCACCTATATCTTCATATTTTTTAAGATCTGAAGATGAACAATATATATGGAAGTACTATAATTTCTTAGGACAAAAAATCAAATAACCTTTAAATAAAAAACACTATGAGTCTAAAAAGTTTACAAGAAAAAATAGGAACAACAGCTGATGGCAAGTTTGGTCCTGGAACTATGAAAGCAGCTATGGCTTTTTACAAAATGACACCTGTTAGAGCAGCGCATTTCTTTGCTCAAACATCACACGAAACAGGCGGATTCGCTTTATTTACAGAAAATTTAAATTACTCAGCTGCTTCTTTACAAGCAGTATTTGGTAAGTATTTTCCTGGTAATTTAGAGGAATCTTATGCTCGTCAACCTGAAAAAATTGCTAACCGCGTTTATGGTAGTAGAATGGGGAATGGAGATGAAGCATCAGGTGATGGATACAAATACAGAGGACGTGGCGCTCTACAATTAACAGGTAAAGATAATTATAAAGCATTTGCTACTTATCTTAACAAACCAGAAATTTTAACAAATCCTGATTTAGTAGCAACAACATATTCTTTTGAATCAGCAATGTTCTTCTTTGATAAAAACAAATTGTGGTCAATTTGTGATAAAGGAATTAACGATGCTGCTATTTTAGAATTAACAAAACGAATTAATGGTGGTACAAATGGTTTAGAAGATAGAAAAGTTAAAACCTATAAATATTATGAGTACGTAAAATAAAAAATAAGAGGCTTGGGAAACTAAGCCTCAATTTTTATATTAAGTTCTATGAAAAGAGAAAACCAAGTTTTTAGTATTATGCCTATCATGTTGATTATGATAGTGCTTATTTATTCAACATTAATCTTTTTACTTTATAGTAAAATGAGTCATGAATTGAAAAGTTTAAAACACGAAAATAAACAATTAAAAAACGAAGTTCAACTACGTGAGGATGAAATCTCATATTGGGGAATGAAATACGATTCTTTAGCTTATGGAAAACATTGATAAAATGCCACGTAAAATTTTAATTCATACCGCATTATTTTGGGTATCATTTATATTATTAATTTACTTGCTTAGCCACTAATTTCCCATGTTCACCATGCGAATTCGCGTGTTCACCTATTATTGACATATATTAACGCTCTTTCAAATATTTATAACAAATTAAAATTATGAGAAAACGTTTATTATCTTTAGGCATCTTGATGGTGATGGTATTACTGAGCATCAGTACAGCATACCCACAAACATTTAGTTGTGGATATCAGCAACAACCTTATGATCCAATCGAGGAACAACAAATTAAAAACTACATAAGTAGTAACAGAACAAATTCAATAATCACAATTCCCGTAGTTTTTCATGTTGTTTGGCGTACTGGTTATCCTCAACAAAATGTTAGTGACGCACAAATAATGTCACAATTAGATGCTCTTAATAGAGACTTCAATTTATTAAATACAGATGCTGCAAATACTCCATCTATATTTACACCTGCAAATCCAAATATACAATTTTGTTTAGCAACAAGAGATCCAAATGGTAATTCAACAACAGGTATCATTAGAAGACAAACTTCTGTTACTGGATTTGACGCTGGAAATTATATGTCATATTATAAATTTGGTGGTAGTGAAGCATGGAGTGCTCCATTAGGATCTGCTTGTCCTTATTTAAATATATATGTTTGTGAATTAAATGGTTCATTAATAGGAGTTGCTTCTGGTCAAATAGTAGCAGTTGATTATGCTTATTTTGGAACAGTTGGTACATTAGGATCCAATTATAATAAAGGTAGAGTAGCAACACATGAAGTAGGACATTGGCTTAATTTAAGACATATCTGGGGTGATGCAAATTGTGGTGATGATTTAGTTAATGATACACCATTACATAACACATATAATTTTGGTTGTCCTGCTTATCCACATTTAAGTACATGTGTGGGATCACCTATAGAAATGACAATGAATTATATGGACTATACTTACGATTACTGTAAATATATGTTTACACAAGGTCAAGTTGATAGGATGAGAGCAACATTAACATCAACAGGAATACATTCAGGTATCTTAACTTCATTAGGTTGTACAGCACCTATATATACATCATGTGTTGTTAATAACTTTGGCATTACAGTGCCTGACTCAGGTAAATTTAGAGTAGCATGGACACCAGTACCAGGAGCAACATCATATACATTAGAATATAGTACATTGTATACATTTGGTACAGCTAAAGTTACTATGAATATAACTACAACTGATACAATTATTACTCCTTCACCAACATCAATTAATACATCAAATTTAGATATATATTATGTTAGAGTAAAAGCGAATTGCCCTAATAGTACATTTACACCTCAAATGGGTGTTAATGTAAGTCAAAATATTGGTATTAATAGATTAGATCCTATTTTAGGAGATACTACAACTACAGGTGGTGGAGGTACAATATTAATTTGTCCTGATAATTATGAACCAAATAATACATTAATAGTACCTAAACAAATATCTACAAACACAGATATTTTTGGAACAATATCACCTTCAAATGATGTTGATTGTTTTAGTTTTAGTACTACTAAACCATTTAAAAATGTACAAATAACATTATCTAATTTAACAATTGATTGTACTTTACAATTACATAAAAGTGATGGAACATTATTAGCAACATCTGCAAATACAGGTACTGCTAATGAAATAATAATTGCAAATAATTTACCACAAGCATCTTACAAAATTAAAATATTTAGTAATGGAGTATCTGATTCAACTAATTGTTATAAATTATTAGTTAATAGAAGTAAATCAGCATTTAGAGTTACTGGTGATGAAACTTACTATGAAAATATTGATACTGAATTACTTGAAACTAAAATATATACTGTTGATGGAAGATTATTAGATCTAACTAACACAGATAATTTAAGTAGTGGTATATATGTTGTACAATATATTTATCAAGATAGAATTGAGTTTGAAAAAATAATTAAATAATATGAAAAAATTATTGTTAATATTACTAATATTACTTGTCTATAATTTTAGTTATAGTCAAGGTGTAAGCATACAATCCGCTACTGGTAGCCATATGGATATAGCTTATTTAAATAATATAGGTGTTAAAATACTTAGAATACAGATTAAACCTATTGATAGAGTTAGTAGAACTAAAGTTACTCCTCAAGTTGCATTTAACACTGAATTAGGATGGGCATTAAGAATAGTTGATGAGTGTAATAAAGTAGGAATCAAACCATTAATTGCATTTAATGAAATTTTATTAGTTGACTCATTATCTGATGAATTACCAGCTTTTTGGACAGATCAAAATCTAAACACAGCATATTTTAATATTGGTAAAGTTGTAACTAAGTTTGCCAACAAAGTTTATGCATATGAGTTTATTGGCGAACCAGTAATTATTCAAAATAATCAATCAATTGTTCCTCCACGATTAGAAGAGTTTTATATTAAAGCACTTGAAATAGTTAGGCAAAAAGATATGAATGCTTATTTTATACTTACACCTGGTCCTTGGGGAATGCCAACTAATTACTCTAAATTTGAAGCATTCAATATTATTGATAGTAAGTTAATGTATAATTTTCATATGTATTTACCATTTAATTATACACATCAAGGTTTAAATAACAGACCAAAAGGTATAATTTATCCAAATACTGAATTTAACTCAGATACAATTTTAAAACGATTTAAGGTAGTTTCTGAATGGAGTAAAAAATATAATTATCCAATATTTTTAGGTGAATTTAATGCTGTAAGATGGGCTAAAAATAGTGATGATTATGTTCAAGATGTTATTAATGCCGCTAAATTATATAACTTTGAATGGTGTTATTTTGCTTATAAACCCAATTATAGATTTTGGAACCCATATTATGATATAGGTAATCCAACAGCAGATCCTACTAAATATTATCTTAAAAATATAGGTCCAAATACACAACATTGGTTAATGATACAATATAATCTAAAATAAAATGAAACAATTAATATTACTTATATTATTATTGAGTAACCAATGTTACTCACAATCAAACGAAGTAGTTGGTTCCAACATTTTTGGGTATAGGATAAGTGATGCTGTCGAGGGAACTTACAACGTAATTAGAACAGATGAGAATGGTAAAGTGGTTTGGGTAAAACCAATGATAACTGACAATACTATCCCATTTGATTTAACTGAAAATCAATATATTATTTATGGATTTACACAGGTTAAAAATGGTAAAATAACAAATAATGCAGCAGATTATGATTATTGGTTAGTTAGATCAGATCTAAATTATGATGTTGCTGTTTACCCAAATCCAACCACAACCACTTTTTATATTTCGTTATCAAACTATAATGAAGGAATATATATTAACTTATATGATATCACTCATAAATTAATATTCAATAGTCAAATAACTCAATATATAAATCATTTTAACTTACCACATTTATCAAATGGTACATACATTTATGAAATTGTGGCTTTAGACAAACTTATAAAAACAGGTAAATTATGCGTTCTACAAAATTATTAATTGTATTATTGCTATTAAGCATCAATACATTTTCACAAAAAACAATTAGCTGGTATAGAATAACAGCAGATTCAACAGCATTAAACTACAATCCATT